AGTACAAGAAAAGAAAAAATCAAGTTTTAAAGGTTTTGCAGAAGGGAGGTCTAAATAATGTATAAACAAGAATTATATAAAGTATTAAAAGACTATATCACACCATCTACACTTAAAAAATATAACAAGAATAAAAAGTGGGAATATGGTTATAATGAACAACATGATGTAGTTGTTATTAGTAGAGATGGAACTATAGGTGAAATATATGAAATACAAAACCTTAAAATAGCTTTACCACAAGCAAAAAATATACATAAGTTTAAAGAAAACACTTGGACTAAATTTGAATATCCAAAAGTATTAAGTAAAATAAAAAACGTTTACGACTTTAAACAATATCCAGAAGATTTTAAAGAAAGATGGTATGACTACATTGATAACGAGTTTACTCTTAGAGAAGAAGGCTTTTGGTTTTATAACAAAAATGTTCCTACTTATCTTACTGGCACTCATTATATGTACTTGCAGTGGTCTAAGATTGACGTCGGGGCACCAGACTTTAGGGAGTCAAATAGATTATTCTTTATTTTCTGGGAAGCTTGTAAGGCAGATCCACGATCCTATGGGATGTGTTACCTTAAGAATAGGCGGTCCGGGTTTTCTTTCATGGCCTCAGGAGAGGTGGTTAACTTGGCAACCATATCAAGTGACTCCAGGTATGGTATATTATCCAAGTCTGGACCTGATGCCAAGAAGATGTTCACAGATAAGGTGGTACCCATATCTGTCAACTACCCTTTCTTTTTCAAGCCGACCCAGGACGGAATGGACCGTCCCAAGACCGAGCTCG